CCAGCGTCACGTTATTAGTGTCCACCACCTTCTCGTCGGGGTAAACACGATACTTGCTGCCACCGGCCTCGCGCACATAGATGGCTACATCCTCTGTGCCCAGTCCATGGGTAACGGTGATGTTGACGTCCGTGCCATTACCTATGTTTGCCACATACCCTCGCTGTGGAACGTTCAGGTTTGTCCGGGCGCCGGAAGCCGAGGAAGCCCCTGTGCCGCCGAAGCCAATCGCTACGGCTGTTCCCTGCCACACACCGGTGCCAATCGTGCCCAGTGTGACGATGGAGGTTTGTCCTGCGTAGGTGGACTTGATGGAGAAGGTGGAGCCACTCTTCGTCAGGGTTACTTCGTCGGCAAGTATGGTTCCAGCCGAGGAGAACTGCCCGAAGGTGAGGTTGGTGGTGCCGATTGTCACGACGCCATTCGTGGTACACACCCAGCCGGTGTCGGCTTGCGTGCCTTCCTCGATAAAGGTGAACAGGCCACCGGATACTTCGGCTGCGGTGTCGCAGTCTACGGCTCTTGTCAGCACGTAGGGGGCACCGGCTCCGCCTGCGGCTGTCACCGTGTAGATGCCGTTATTAGCCTGGGTGGCCTCATCCTTGACGAGTATGCGCTCACCAACCCCAACCGCTACACCGTCCACAGACAGGGCACCGTTGGCTGTGGCTGTGAGAGTTGCGCCTACACCGGACGAGCCGTTGTTGTAGGTGTTGGTGGGGAGGGCAGCAGCGGTAGCCAGCCGAACGGAGTCCTTGACGTCCCGGCCATTCTCCAGGGCGTCGACATACGCCTTGGTAACAGCATCTGTATCGACGGTAGGGGTGCCCAGGTTGGTTATCTTCTGCCCGTTGAGAGACACCGGCCCTGTAGGCGCGGCCAAATCCGCGAGAGTTGTCAAGTCGGTGAGGGTTAGACGGTTCCCGGCGTTGTCTCTATATTTGAGACGCTTTGAAGCCGTGTTGTACCATATCTGCCCCTCAGTGGGGGATGCCGGGTCAGTACCCAGCAATTGTAGCAAGGTATTGAGCATCTGATTGAGGTTTAAGTCAATGTTGTTTAGGAACTTCACTTATTATTCTCCTGGGGTTAGTTGCAGTATGCTTTGCCCGAAAAGGCCACGGCAAAAGTTATCGTTAGAGAGTTGTTGTTCACGTACAGCACATCGCCCCACACTACGCTGCCGCCCGAGTCCTCGACGTGTACCGAAGGGTGTTTATTTAAATTGTGGGTAACAGTCCATACCGTATTCGCCGAGGATTGCGTATGGACGTAGTTTGCATCGCTGCCCCCGCCGCCCCCACCACCAGGGGGGCCGGATGGGCCTGTACCGGCTACTGGGCCTGGCATGTATACTCCTTTGTTTTAGTCGAAGAAAATGATTTTTACTCGTTCTCGAGCGGGGCCTACAAGGACTTCACTCAAAATTTGGCTTACTCTGGCGGTGTTGTTGTCCGGGGCCACAAGCGCCTCTACACTACTCTGACTAACCAGGGAAGCATTGAGGGGCGGCGTTACCAGCACTTCAAGCACAACCTGGCTCACCCGGGCGAAGTTACTATCCGGCTGTACTAGAGCCTCAACGGAGCCCTGGCTAACCCGGGCTTTATTATTGTCAACCTCAACAATAACCTCAACGATGTCCTGGGAGACAATACCGGCATCAAGTGCCATAAATTATCTCCTTAGTCGGTGAGTTTGAACCCGAATTGCGCGGCATTTACTTCCGAGATAGTCCAGGCATCAGTAGTGACTGGGTTCTCTTCGAAGCGGTTGATAATCATGTTGTAGTCGTCGTTCAGGGATACCTCAAGGGAGGTGTCGGTTGGATACTCCGTACCACCAGACTTGAGGAGTGTGGATAACTTTCTGGCGCCGGCGTCATCCTTGCGTGCGTAGATTATGGTTTGGAGGGCCAGTACCAACCCGGAGGTAGAAACCAGACTGCCAAAGTTGTATAAATCTATCTCACCGTCAACCCCGGTATACACGTAGGTGCTGTCACCGTCGGGAGCAGTATCATCCACAGCCTCATAATTAGTGGAGCCGGTATTCCTGTCCCACTGGGTGGTATCGCCGGCAGCATTGGGGCGTATACACTCGACACGGCAATCCCCAAGAAAATCGTTGTTGAGTGAGCCTGATGTATCACACACCCAAAAATCGTCTATGACGGTACTACCACTCCCGGTGCCGTGTCCTGTAATGTAAAGCCTGTCGGCTGTACCGGGAGAGGCCGCTGTGGTGCGCCCGGTATTAGCAGAGTCCCAGGATACGGTAACCCCATTCACCTTTACATGAAAGTTTCCGCCGCTGCTGGTGTGTAGTAAGGCTTTGAACTGTATGTGTGCGGTAACCGCAAGCGTGAGTAGTGCAGTTGTGCTGGTTGCCAGTATAGTTCCGGCGCCTCCCCTGGTTACCTGTAATTTATAGTCGGTGGTAACCCTGAGTTCGAGCTGTTGAGAGGTACCGTTTCGGAGTTCACATATACTGGTAGACGAGCCGAGGGCTGTGTTTATCTGGCAACTAAACCCGGTTACAACCTCAGTCTGTGTACCGATAGCCCAAATAGGGTTTGCCCCGCCGCCTATACGTAAGCCGCTTGTACCGTTGCGCCCAACACTGGCCGTTATAGTTCCAGAGGCCGCTAACCACTTTTTCCCCATGTCGGTAGAGGAGGTATAGCCGTCAAAGCTATCCATTCCAAGTAGCATAGGTTCTCCTAAGTTTTGGTGAGAAAGAACGCCAGTGTAAGTTCACTGGCATCGTCATTGGAAAGTACATTCAATCGGAGCATATCCCCCACTGCGAAACTTGTGTCCCAACCTGTGAGGGTGGAGTCCTCGGCCTTGTAGGCCGCGGAAATGGTGGGTGGGGAACTGCCGGTGATGGAAGCGAAACTCGCAGGGTAGTTTGCGAAAGTAGTCATTTCCACGTCCACCGAGGCCGAGCTGGTGTGCCCCTCCTGGCAAACAATGGTTACTTTGTTGAGTGTGCAGTTGTAGGGGATTCGGACGTGCCCCGGCTTTGGGCCTGTGGTGATTATTCCCGGCTCTGATTGGATAGAGAGCTGGAACGACGCTTTGTTACCGGCCTCGGTACTACCCCCGGTTTCTATGTCGGTGATGCGCCCCCAGATGTCGACGGTAACGTTAGCATTGTCGTAGCTGCCCGGGGTAACCCCGGTTTCCTCCAAGTCAACACCCTTTATCAGCTTGGTGTTGATAACCTGCTGGGCGCACACCGGAGAAAATTGCCCGGAGAAGCCCGCGTGGCGGGCTATGACGTGGGTGTAGTTGACGATACCCTGGGTGTCGTTTTCGACGTCCCACGAGAATTCCGCATAACCGGTGTCCGATATGGCAACCAGCTGCCCGTCGAGGATGGTGCCGCCATCGGCTATCTTGTATATCTCTGTGTAGTAATAGTCGGGGTATGCGGAGCGCAGTAGCCTGTCGAACCGTACCCCAATAGTGGCGGTTCGCCCGACAGTCAACAGTCCTGTGGGGGTGGGGAGAATTTCCGCGTCACCACCCTGGGTGTTGATGTTTCCCGCCTTGTCGACGGTGAAGATTAGCTTCTGGTTCTTGTAAATCTCGAAACTGTTGCCAGAATGCTCATCTTCTATGTAAAACTTTGTGGGGGGCTCCTCGGCTGTCCTGGAGCCAAACTGTCCACCCTCGACAATACCCGGGCCCTGGTGCAGGTTCTGGCGTATGCTTCGAACCTGCTTCTCCAGTTTCCTCAATCGCACAGGTTGGGAGGACGGGTTTAGAACGGAGTTTAGCTTATCTCCGTCTGCCATATTTCCTCCTATTCTGTGGGTGGGTTTTCGTCTTTCGGAAGTTCTGGTAAGTCTCCCAAACGGGTGCCGTAGTGAGAATTTTTATACATGGATAGTAGTTGCGCCTGTTCTCCTCGAACAACCTCTGCCGCCACCACCATGATGCCCTTGGCTTCGTTGGGCTCACGCCCCAGTATCCGCATCGGTAGAACTGCCCCCTTGAACATGTACCCGGGTAGATAGACGCATACAATATCCCCATCGGTAAATTTGCTCCACAACTCGCGTTTGCGGTTGAGGGTTATGGGTATGGTGTAGTAAGCCTTCAAGCGCTTGTTTACCTCGGCCCTGGCTAAAACGTCCAGCGTGTGCCTGTCCGACACATCAGATACTTCAATGGGAAGCTCTGACAGCCCTTCATCCTGCACGGAATTCCAGTCGGTGTACTCACCTATGGGGCGCTCGGTTTCGTCAGAACTTTCCTCGTGCTGTCCCAGGGCGAACACTCTGTTGGCGAACTGCGTGTTGTCACCACGCATCTCGGGCTTACCGTCGAAGTCGATGCCCCGGTAGAAAACCACCGTATCCGTCAAATCTCGGCCAACCTTCTCCACGAGGCTCAACTCCCACAGGCCGGGGCGAATGGTTTCCATCTGCAAGTAACACCCGGACATTTCGAGCAAATCCTGTATCTTGTCATAGATACTCTCGTACTCAAACTCCATCGTGTACACCTTGCCACCGTCGAACACTTCTCCTAAATTGATGCCGCACGACTCTTCCCTATTAGCCTCCCCGAGTAAGAAGCGGAAGATAGCCCCGGCAGTGACGTTCTCCATCTTGCCGGGGCGAGTGAGCCGCCTGCCAAGCCTGTGCAGGATATGGTGGCAGGTAATAGCCATCTGCCCGCCTGTCTGGGAATGTTCGACAACGTAACCCCACCAGGGCTCAAACTCGTCCGAGTACACCCCTATGAGATTGTTGTAATCCAGGTTTGCCTCGGTACACTTGGTGTCCTCGACGGACATATTGAAGGTGAGTACCCCACCTTTGTTGAGAGCCACTGCGCGAGAGACAGCCCAGGCTTTGTGCAATTCCGCCAGCGGCTCCCCAAGGCGATTATGAGCTACAATCCTGTGATACATTTACAGATACCTTATCGGATAGC